CTCCGGGTTGCTTTTGGTTAAGAAGTCGTTACGCCAGTCACGATAGAACCTCTCAGGTATCTGCTCAGCCACTTGTCGAAGCATGAGCATGTGGATACCACAGGGATCATCCTCGTAGCAGACGCCACCCTGACGGAAACATTTAGGGTGCATACGTGCCGCAAGGTCAGGATCAACCTCCTCAACTTTATCGGTGATCGCCTGAACCACTCGACGAGTAGCCTCAAGGGACTTGGTACACAAGCGAGCCTCGGCTATCTGCAAGAGATGCTCAGCGTTAAGAAGCATCACGTGACGAACGGGTGTCTGACGGTTGACTTCCTCCGGTTTGTTTCCTGACCAGTCCTCTCTGTTACTGGAAACGTAATGGAACTGCCCTACTTGAGAGTGAGTACGAAGGTGAACAGATACCTCAGTAGGTATGATCATCTTCACCAGGAACATCTGAGTCCTTGCAGGTGAGTGCCGGGAGTAGTAGGCTTTCCGCAAGGTCATCGTTGACTTCTTGTCCAGAATGAACCCGATGATTTCCCTCAGTAACTCAATGTCAGTTATCTTTCTTACCTCGACGTGCATACCTATATCCTCACCTTGACCCAAATGCAACCAAGAGGAATTACGTATCGGTCTGCAAAAATCACAAAAGAGGAGGGGCTGTGATCGTCAATCTTGTAGGTTTTGTCGAAGATCGACATATCCACGTACTCAACCCCCGCCAGATCAGGGTACCCAAAAATACGATAAGATACACCTTTGCCTTTGTACCTCTCGATGTACTTTTCCGCAGGCACTTCGGTAGTCTTGGCGGGCTCGACGTAGAGTACCTCAAGCTCGTTAGGTAACCACAAGTGCCCAAGGTAATCGATAACGTCTACCACCTCAGAGGTGAGGTAGACGAAGGAGTGATCAGGGACCACGGTGTTCTTTAGAGCAACGGCTACGTCAGAGGGTACAAGATCAATATCGTCCTCATCTAACCCAGCCCGCATCGAGATACGTTCCCCAATGTCATCAGGGACACACACGGCATACACCTTGTCGAAGGGTATACTCGAATTGATCAGCTCCTCGAACGTACACCGCTTGAGTTCATGGACCCATCGAGTATCGAAGTTCCACCCCCACGCCCCCCTCACCTTACTGCCTCTTCCTTTTACGTCAGCAATTACAAGGGGTTCCCCAAAGGAAGGTCTTCCGATGTACTCCATCATGTCGCCGGTGAAACAGTCAGTCCACTCGTCCTTTGGATTACCCCAACCGTCACTGTTGGGAGGGCCCATAAGTTCCTCAAGCTCTTTCCGAGACTTCACAACGAATCCGTGTTTGTAAGCATCCATATTATTTCCTCCGGTTTTTACCGAAATAGGTTTGGTATTGAGTATCTTTGAGAGCCTCAATGTACTCTCTCGTAACTGTAGCCTCGATAAGTTCCCGAGGCAACCTCTTGTGCTGAAAGAAAGCGAAGCCGTTCTTAGCGGCCCACTCACCCATGGTTAAGTAACTCCCATCCTTTCGTCTCCTCGCTCCGGGCATACGGGTTGTGTGATTCTGGAAGATAAACACGATCTCCAGTTTTGGATTGCACTTCTTGACCCAAACGTACTTGGCTGATTCCCTAGCTCCGCCAATGAAACGACCCTTGGCTTCAAGAAGCAACCAATTGTTGCCAGGGAACACAAAGTCTGGGTTGTAGATAGACTCAGTGGTGTAGGCAACCTTAGCTTTCTTGTCTTCGTATAGTGCCTTATCGAGTATGGCATGAATGTCCTTCTCGAATTGGTTCTTGTACGGGTAAAGGTTCTTTGATCTACCGGCTACCTTACGAAATTTATTGTTGAATCTCATAGTCCTCCGGTTCTAACCAATCCTCTAGCCAGCCGTAAGAGCTTGTTGTGTCCATGTACTGATAGTCCTTGAAGAGATCGTACTTGCTGGACAGCGGCGTCATCTTCAGGTACTCACCACACAGGAGAAACATGTCTTTATGGAAGACACCTACAGAGCAAGGGTTATTGTAAGTACCTTGGTACCCCTTCCAGTCATGCTCAGCCAACCAAGCCTCTATCTCCTCACGATGCTTTACTTTTCGATAGGTGGTTTCCAAATCTTATCCTCCAATGTTGGACTAACAGAGTCCTTCAGAATCCACAAGCACTTTGCCGAGGCGTGTAGTCCCTCGACACCTTCGTCACCAAGAGCGTTTGTCCAAGCCTCCAGTACCTTCTCGTAGTACTCCCGGTCAGATGAACCAAGCATCCCATCAAGAATCTTAGCTGCCTTGCCTTTTCCAACCTTAGGAACACCAGGTATGTTATCTGTGCTATCCCCGAGGAGACATTGGTAATAGAAGTTATGCCGAGCCTCATCCTCAGTGACGTTATACACCTCATCTTTGTTGGTGTTGTAGTGAACCCCGGGGATACAGTCGAGATCCTTGTCGATGCTTACGATTGCGTAAGGTTTCCCCAACAACTCCAACTCGTGGGCGGCAATCCCTATGAGATCATCCGCTTCGTACAGTTCCTTTCGTACAGCATCGTACCTCTTGAGTAAGAACTCCTTGAGCTTGCTGAGGTGTTCAGGTACACGAGGGGGTATACCTTTGTTCTTCTCAAAGGTCTCGGGTTTCATCCTGAGAATGTTCCGAGCCATTTCTTCATCGCCGTCGCAACGTCTGATCACCTCGTCTACACCCAGACGATTCCACTTATAGTGAGGCAGTATCTCTGACCTGAAAATATTCTTAGGGGTAAGGTAATACCTCATTACGAAGCTGTCAGATTTGTGTTGCATAGAGAGTTGAATGTTATTGATGATGGCTTTAAGAGTACCACTAGCGTGACGGAATGGTTCTGGGTCGTACCGGATCGTTACCTCCTTCGGGTCAATACCCTTGGCACTACAGTAGTTCTCCGCATCCTTCTTATACTTGAACAAGCTAGGCCCAACCGAGTACATCCGACCGTCGGTAACGAAAGCTGCTTGGTGGGCATAAATGTCACCGTCAACTAGGAGGGTCAACTCCCCGACCCGATACTTCGGATCGAGGAGCGCCTCAATGTCTACCTTAGGCATTAGAAGAGGTCTTCTATAGATGCCTTCTCACCACCATAAGACACGAAGTCCGTGAAGGTGATCTTGTCAAGGTACAAAGGGAGATACCAGTTCTTACCTACCTTGATGTACTTGCTAGTTACAGAGACAGTTGCCTTGGTTCCGTTACCAATCAGACCGTGTTCAGAAGGATCATACTTGGTACCATCAGCAAACACCAGAACCGGAGGGGGCAGAGGCTCTTTGCTCTTAGCGTACTCGTAGTTACGAAAGGCATCAATAACCTTGTCGCCGTCTTCTGTCTTCTTGACGTTCATCCCGGCGTCTTCAAACTTCTCCATAAGTTCCTTATCGAAACGGAGAGTGACCTTGTACCTCTTCTTACCTTCGTACTCGTCGATATTATCGGGAGTTACCTTGGCATAGAAAAGTTCTGCGTTGGGAATGTCAAATCGTACACCGTTGCCTTCAAATTTGGGATTGCGATTCATTTGTGTGTTCTCCTATATATATATTAGCCTTTCATCGCCAGCTTGATTGCCCGGCGAACTGGTTCAAGAGCTTCTTTATAAAATCTACTCCAATCGTCCTCCCCAGGCTGAGTGAAATAATTATCCACCCTACGTAACGCCTCCAGCATTTCAGGGGCGGCTGCTATTAACCTGGCGTTTGCCTCGTGTTCTTCCTTGGAAATGCTACGTGGATCGCCGGTGCCACAATCAAAATAGTCCACCATCGCTATGCGCTTGCATCCAGAAGAAATGGCTGTTTTCACATTCTCACCTTCAATCCTCCAAGGTGCGTTGCTATGCACCGGGTAATCTTTTCCTCTGTAGACTGTTTTGTTATCACTCATTATCATACAAACCCCTCAAAATTTTATCGTTCATAGCAGTCTCAAAAAATTGGCTCTTGCATCTAAGTTAAAAGAAACGGTCAATCAACTCGACAAGGTATAGGGCATCCACTTGCCCATCCTCGGCGTTAAGATCGCCAACCTGCTGCAACATCTGATTGAAGTGAAGAGTATCCACCCCCATCAGTTGGTCCTTGAGTACATCCAGATCATAAAGGTCTAACTTCTGTAGTTGAAGAACCATCTTGAGGTACTGCCCAGCGTTAATAGACCACCCTCTCTTGATGAACTTGCGGGTACGAATGATGCTGGCGAGAGGGTAGAGCGACCCTCGGTACTTCAATTCCTTTGTCAGCATGCTTACCGCAGCATCCGCAGGGACAACCAAGTTATCACTAAAAGGCTCATAGTAACACATGCAGTGAACAAAGTCAAAGTTTTTACTAATCTTATCAGGTGTCCCTACAAATTTAGTGATCAACTGTACTTTGTCGTTGAGGGAGATAGCGTTACCTGTGATGCACTTAGGCTCGTAGGGCTGTAGCTCCTCCTTGTTATTCAACCAAACACCAGAGTTGCGTATAGTAATATTGATAGTGCCCGGATCGAAAGCTATCCTACTTGCTTTGTCTTTGGCGTAGTAGTAGGCAACCCTTAAGGCTATGTGTTCCTTAGTGAAATATATGTCGTAGTCGTTGACCTCATCACCCAGAAGCAGAGACACAATCGAACCACCACTTACAAAGCAACTTGTTAACGCATCCCTCTGAAGCTCCATCGGTAACGTATCAATCCACTCATCCACCTTGTTTCTTAAGTGCTCCTTGATCCTCCGTTCGTTCATACCTACTCTCCGTATAGTATTGTCATTACCTCGTGAATCTCATCCTTCAACTCACGAACCCTGTTGTCGTAGTCGTGCCACTTGATGTCCAGGTGACGACAGATCATACCCTTTCGTTTCCCTTGACAAAGTGCCAAATAAAGTCTTTGGTTCTCTTTGGACAGCAAACTACCTACGACCCTGTAGTCTATAGTGGAACCACTAGCATTCTCTATGAAAGAGTCAGAGTCCTCCACGCTCTCCCCTTCCTTGTCTTTTACTTTGAGCTTCCTAAGATCACTCACTGACTGCTGCTTTTTGTACTTGAGGTACAGTGCTTGAACAGCAGACAAGACCTTTAGGAAGGCAATCGTTACGAACGTACCTCGATCTGGATCATACGCCTTCTTAGCTTTCATTAGGGCGATGTACCCAACCGAGACATAATCTTCGTAGTTGTCCGTGATAAGGTCTCCGTAGGTCCGTGCGAAATCCTTAACGACCTTGTGTATCAGAGGTTCGTATTCGGTTACGTCAACCTCGTCTTTCGGAATCCTTTTGTGTACCTCCTCCTGAGGCTTGTTGTCGAGAAGCATTACAACACCGGCCGGAATACTTCAACCTTTCGACGGCCGGAACCATCGGCGGGCCAGGGGTGCTTCTTGACTGCACGGAAGATGTGGAGAAGTTTGTCGATGTTCGACAAATCTGTAATGTACCTACGGTACGTCTCGTAATCCCTTACAATGGTGAGGTACTGGTGTGCTTCATCCCAGAGATCCTCAAGCTGCTGCCACTTGAAGATGAAGGAGGTATGGATCTCGAAGAACGCTTTGCCCTCAACGGCACCTGTGTGATAGATGATTGGTTTCTTCCGGGTAAGGTTCTCAGCGATCTCACTGCCATTCACCTGAACACCGTTATTGATCTCGAAGGACCACCTATCTCCTTTCGGTACGAGAACGAAGCGGCGCTCGTATGCCTCCCTCTCAGTCCCATCACCTCGCTTGACCATTACGAATCGTGCGCCAGTTAGAGGGTGGGGATAGGATTCTACAACGCGATAGAAGTTATCTTTCAGCACGGAGAGGTTACCTTCGATACACTCGACGAGATCACCTGGTTGAAACTTAGGCTCATACCCTTTAGGTTTGACCTTCTTGAAGCGGTAGGTAAAGTGTTGCTTTCCTTGCTGTTCAAACCAGTTACCACCGAACCAACCCTCAGCCAATTTGATAGAGGTACACCTGATAACGTCCTGGTTTATGAGTTCCTGCACACTGGTACAGTACTTCCAGCAACGATCCTCGCCCGCGTAGATACCATAGAACATACCAGTCTCGGGGCTGGTTGCGAATACTAAATCTCCAAAATTCATTTGTGTTCTCCTAGTGTCGCATCTAGTGTCGCGTCTAGCGACGCTCTGCGATGCTTTGTTATGTTTTGTTATTGTTAATGAGTGTCGCGCCAACTCAAGCCGAATTTCGCTTCGGCTGCTATAGGCACATTAAGGTTGAACGACTCTCCTGCTTTTCTCGCGGTGTCTATGGTTATATCACCCCACTCTTTAGCTAATATAGGATCATCCGAATACAACTCATATCCTAACTCATCATGGTAAGCTAGGATCTGGTGTAGCTGCACATTCCTCTCACGAACGAAAGACCTTCTCTCGTACTCACACTGAATCATCCAACTCTTAAAAAGTATCGCAGAGTTACCTTGAAGACAAGTGTTCAGCACATCCTTTGCTGCCCTGACGTAAAACCTTCGTCCATCTAAGCCATAAATGTATCCTCCGTTACTTTTGAGTTCATCTTCAAGAGTCTTGACGAGCATGTGGTAACAAGCATACCTCTTCATAAATCTATCTTTATTGCGCTTGCCTACCCTTGCATCTTTACCAAGAATGGCTCCTAGTTTAGTAGCCCCGGCAGAGTACAAGAGAGCGTAGAGGTGTGTTTTTGCGTCATTTCTTGAGCACCCCCAAAGCTCTGCGTTCGCTGAGTGCCAATCACCATTCAATACCAACTCTGCAAACTCAGGTCCACCTTCGTACCTGTAGGCAAAGTGAGTCAGCATCCTTGCCTCAATACCTGAAAGATCAACACCAATCATTAGGTGTCCGGGTGGTACACAATACAACTCTCGAATCTTATCCCCATACTTAGAGGTTGGTCGAGGTATGTTGCATATCGCGCCTTTGTGGCGATAGCGAGAAGTAGGAGTGCCGCAAGTAAACGCATCGGCCTCGACCCTCCCATCAGGTCTAACTAAATTTAGCGCACCTCCATCTCCGCCGGAAGTGATGATAAGGTTTCGTCTGTGCTGAAGCACCCGGTACTCAGCAATGTCCTGACCCAGGCCAGGCGGCAGGCTTACGAAGGACTCCTCAGTCAACTTAGGGGAGGTACGTTCCTTCGTCTTCTTGGAGTAGTTGTACTCAATAGGAACCCACCCGAGATCAAGCAGATAATCCTTTACTTGATTGTCGGAGCTAAGGTTGAGCGGTGCGAACTGTACCTTGTTATAGGTACCTTTAACCTTCCAGATGTACTCCTCTCCGAACCAACTAATAGCCGCTTGGGTATAGAGGTCTTCGAGATCGAACGTCACCTTGCAGTATTCCCCTTGAACCTTGGGGTAGTAGTCACCGAAGTAACTCTTCGTGGCCGATGTGTACTCCATCTTCTTGGTGAATGGATTAACAACCGTACCGACCGTCCACTTGAGGTTTTTGAATGGAGAGGCACCGGGCAAGTGTTTGTCGAAGTTCGACAAATCCTTAGCGCACTGTTGGATAACCTCCTGTCCCTCAGCAGATAAAGAGGGGATCGTCATGATAGGTGGAGCCTCTGAGGCTACCCTCTCCTGTAGCTCCGCCATTCGATTAGTGAATCTCTCGGCTGTCTCTTGGGCCAACCGAACATTATAGTAAACACCGTGCATTACTTGTTGAGCATGGAGTAAGGCCACCTTCTGCTCCAAATCGAGCGCGTTGTTGAAAGAGTTACCCTCGTCCTCCTCAGTTTTCTTCTTGTGCTTGAGGTACTTGAAAAGAGCGAGGTTGTTCTTAACATCACCTACGCAGCGAGTGAGAATCTTCTCAGTCAGCACGGACCAGTCGCTTATCTGGGTCTTCGGGTCCTCAAGTTTCAACAAGGCAATCCAGTTCTCAATGGACTGCTTCTTTATCTCGGGGTGGATTAACTCAGCTAACCGCTGGGTATCGATGATGATCTTGCTACCAATGGCGTACTCGGGGTGCAGTCTGTTGAGCAGCGGAAGATCGTAGCCGGTGATGTTGTGTCCAATGAGGACATCAGCCTCAGCTAACACCTTAAGTCCGTCTGCTAAGCTCCCGTGTTTAGGGTAAAAGTCAGCATCGTGAAATGCGTAAACGAGCCCGGTCTCTACGTCACAAGGCACAATGCAATGCAACTTGGTAGCCACCGACAGGAACCCGTTCGCCTCTATGTCAAAGACTAAGTGTCTCACAAGACACCTCCAAAATCAGCAGTGGTTTCCTTGGACTTTCTCTTAAACCTCAAAGTAGGTGGTGCCTTCTGAACCTCCTTGAACACCTCCGCTACAGTAACAACACCACCAACTTCCTCGTGTCTCCCTGTCTCTGTGTTGTACCTCAGCTCGAAGGTCCCGGTCCTCCCGTCCAGTCGATGCTTGATGATCCTCACGGTGCATTTATTTCTCTCCTCCTTTGTTTCTGCTTGTTGGTTTACCTCAAGACCCCAGAGATCAGTGCTGAACTTCCACATCGCACGAGACCCTGAGAACTGAGATCCTCTTACTTGTGCCCCCTCTCCGTGATCCTTATCGGAGTGAGGATTGTTAAGGTGGTTAACATGAAAAACAGTGAAGTCTAGTTCTTTAACCAACTGACCTAACCGGAACATAGCGTTGTTGAGGTACTCATTAGCTTCGGATGCAGATAGGTGAGCCACAAGTCCAGACATGGGGTCAATGAAGACAGCTTTGATCCCCTTAGTGACCACCATGTATCTTATGGCTGCCTCAATATCCTCCCAATGAATGTCACCCTTAGAGTTGTAGAAGACAACACCTTTTTCCTTCAGTGATTGCCCAACCTCCTTTGCTTTTTGTCGAAGTTCGACAGGGTACGGTGTATCAGGTGTGTGTATCTTGATACCCAACTGGTAGCCGATAAGTTTCCGAAGGGCAAACCCTGGCGTGTTCTCAAGATCAATGATGCCTACCCCTAGACCGTGGTGGTATATGAGGTGGCTCTGGATCGCTTGGGAGAAGGTAGTCTTTCCCGAGCCTGGTCCAGCACCAATACCTATTACACACCTAGATACAAAGCCAAACGTCCTCTCGGTCAACTCCTTGAACGGGTACGACAGGCCCCACTCGACCGGCTTGGTTGCCTCCTCGATTAGTTCGTCAGTGATCTCAAGAATACAGTCAGGCTTATACGGTTTGGCATCGAAGAAGCTAGTAACGTACTCGTCCCTCAGTCGAGCCTCCCACATCTCACAGGCATCCTTCTTAGGCTTCGTGAGTATCTTAATCCTTGGGAACAACTCAACAACCTTCTTGAGTAACTTCTGTCCAGCCTCATCAGTGTCCGGGTCGAAGTACAAATCCGGTATACGAGAGAGCCAGTCGTAGTTGTCAACGAAGGCTTTAATGTTGGCGCCGTTAGGTACAGAGACGGCAAGCACATGGTACTTACCGAGCATCGCCATAGCCGCTAGGCAATCGTCCTGTCCTTCGGTGATTAACAGTTTCCTAGGGGTTCCTACCTTGTCTTGGTTGAAGAACAGCAGCTTACGATCCCCAACCTTTTCGGAGGTGAAGAACTCTTTAGGCAGCTTCCGTATCTTCCAAAGCATGTCACCGTCCTGAGTGAACAGCGGATAATAGTAAGCTACAGGCTCCTCGAACTCGTCAACCTCGCACTTGACACCGGCGTTACCGTAGATATGCTCAGGGATACCCCTGAAGCCTCTCACCGGAAATGTCGAAGGGTCTACGACTTTATCGGATACTTTCGAGACGAACGTCTCTCCTTTGATATTCAACTTGGTCTCTCGTGCCTCACCGTCATCATTCTCCAGGTAGATTTTACCATCCGGGTGATGGTGGGCACGTTGACAACACCAAGTTTTCCCATCGACCATAAGGTACAGGTGATCCTTTGTGTTGTCGTGACCGTTAGCAGCACACACAGGGCACTGCCGGTTCGGCACGTTCATACGTCACTCCTTAGTATTTAGTAATCACCAGCGGCGACACTCGTTGTCGATGATCGACAAAAACTGCTCGATTGCGTTCTTCGCTTCTTCGTATCTGCCGTTTTCCATGAGGTATGCTATCCTCAAGTACACAGAGGCCTTCATCTTGTCGTTGGAGCCTTTCTTATAAAGGGTTATCACTGCTTACCCTCCACTTCAACAGGCACACCGTAGAAGATGTCGAAGTAACAAGCCCTTTGCAGTTCATACGCCTCGGACTTAGTCAACACGAACTTCTCGATCTCCTTACCATTCAACCGAGCCTCCTCAATCGCGTCAAGCAGTTTGTCGACGATCGGCTTTTTGTACACAACTTTCATTCGTATTCCTCCAATTCTGCAATGGATCGTTCAACAGCTTCTTTAGTTTTCATATGAATTTAACGTTGTGTTTGTTCTTGAGGTAATCAACCATACCCCATAGCTTGATACCGATAGGCCTACGCGGGAACACCAGAGCTCCCGTAGGCACTCCTTTTTTGTTAAACTTCTCCCTGAACCCATTACGGATCAAGGTATGGTAGATGTCTGTAGTTGTCATAGCTTTTATGGACCTTACGTCACTCATAGTGTGCCTCCCAGTCATAGTGTTCGATCTTAACCACTTTTACCTCACCGGTAATCAAATTGACATCCTCGGTCACAAGTTCTCTCTGCTCATAACCTTTTTCGTCGATCTTCGACAAAACCTTTGTCCTACGAATGATATGCTTTTGGTTCTCCATACGTCACCTCTTATTATGTTACAGAAGGATACCAGAGGACCTAGTGTTAAAGATTTAGGGGGAGGACAAGTCTCGGTATTCTCTGGTATCCTTCTGGACTATTAAATACCTATGGGTCTATCGATAGTGTACTAGGGTACCCATTGGGTCACACACGGACCCTCAATAACTCAATGGACACTATACGGAACTAGAGTATACTAGAGGACCATAGAGTCCTTACTGACACTATCGGTTCACATACGGACCCTAGAGTATAACCCTCGATAACTCAATGGACACTATACGGAACTAGAGTATACTAGAGGACCATAGAGTCCTTACTGACACTATCGGTTCACATACGGACCCTAGAGTATAACACTCGATAACTCAATGGACACTATACGGAACTAGAGTATACTAGAGGACCATAGAGTCCTTATTGACGCTATCGGGAACTATAGGCCCTATAGTATACTACTATATACTATCACTCTCGGCCACCCTCAATTTCTATATCTAAATGACTTCAGACTTAGTCGGCAACTTGTTGTTTTTCCGTTATTCGTCATCCGACCTTAGAGTAGCCTTTCGTTTAGGAACGGCTAAGATAACCACTATCCCAACCACCACGATCAGACCTGCGATGTACTCCATCTCAGTCCTCAACAAATTGGATAGTTTTACTCACCTCCGGGAACTCTCCCTGCAAAAGATCCTTCTCGATGAAGTCAACGTGCTTCTTAATAAAATAACACAGGTGGCGCACATGATTAGTGATTTGATCTTCGTAATACTCTTCGCTCCATTCGAGCGGCATGTGAGCACGAAGCAAGTCGATTTTGAGCTTAATCCATTTGTGCCCGCTGTCGTAGGTGGGTATCCTAGCGATTTTGAAGAGGTTGGACCAGCTAAAACCATCCTTAGTCAAAGCAGGCTCTACACCCTCCTTAAACTTTGCGGTAAGCGCCACTCGATCCTGACTTTTCGTGAGCTCGGTTAAAAACTCAACGTACACTATACCTCTTTTTTCGTTTTTGTCGAATTCGACAGTTGCCTTCTTTAACTCTGCCATACCTTTCCTCCTGTGTTATGTTTATACTTCTTTAAGAGCCTTTCGGCGGGTTTATCAAAGGGTACCTATACCTCCGCAGGTATACCCCTTAAAAACACCGTCAAAGAGCTGTAAAGAGTTAGCCTGGTCCTCAACAAATTGGATAGTTTTACTCACCTCCGGGAACTCTTCTTGCAAAAGATACTTCTCGATGAAGTCAACGTGCTTCTTAACGAGGTGACATAGTTGGCGCACCTTACGGGTGATTCGAGCTTTGTATTGTTCTTCATCCCACTCGAGCGGCCTGTGAGCACGAAGCAAGTTGAGTCTAAACTCAATCCAACTAGGCCCATTATAGCATAAAGGCACCTCGGTGACCTTGAAGAGGTTGGACCAGCTAAAATCGTCCTTGGTCAAAGCAGTTTCTACACCCTCCTTAACCTTTTCGATAAGTATTATTCGATCCTGATGCTCATAAAGCTCGGTTGAAAACTTAACGTACACTCTACCTCTCTTCTTGTATTTGTCGAATTCGACAGTTGCTCTCCTTAACTCTGCCATACCTTTCCTCCTGTGTCGTGTCGCGTCTAAGTAGCGACGCTCTGTGTTTGTACTTCTTTAAGAGCCTTTCGGCGGGGTTATCGAGAGGTACCTATACTTCCGCATAGATACCCCTTAAAAACACCGTCAAAGAACTGTAAAGATTTTAGACGGTTACCGTATATTCAATAGCTGCTGATCACCATCGGCGACACTCGTTGTCGATGATCGACAAAAACTCTTTGATTGCGTCCTTCGCTTCTTTGTAGCTGCTTTCTTCGTATCTGCCGTCGTTCATGAGGTATGTTATTCTCCAGTACACAGAATCTTCGTCGTTGACGCACGGGCAGCTATGATCCTTCTTCCAGGCGATACCAGAGAGCGGGCACTCAAGACAGTTAAGGTCTGTCAGCTCACAGAGATAACACCTATTTTTAGGTTGGTCAAGACCCTCCTGCTCGTTAAAGTATTCCCTTTTCAGGGCCCAAACACCTTCATAACCCTCCTTAATAAGCCTATCGTAGTTGTCGAGAATCCAGTGCCATTGTTTCTGGCACAGTCTGAGGTACTCTCGTGTCTCAGGTTTTCCGTCCATGATTTCATACCTTTTTGAAGATGTAGTTTTTGCCCTCGATACAGCAATGTGTCTCAGGATCGTCTTTGTTGCACGTTTTTCTGCACATTTCCTCGTCGTCACGGAAGGCACACCCGGTACAGGTGTCGTTCCATGCCCTAAAAAGAGGGGCTGGTTCCTTCGTGTACTCTCTGTCATCGTAAATCATGTGTCTGCTCATACCGTCACCTCCTAGTATTATCAAAGGTTCAAGTCTGCAAGAATATATTCACCCGATTTGATCCTTGCCTCAGTCTCCTTGGTGGTTTCGCGAAGAAAGATGTTTCGGTACTTGCTTGTGGTCTTGCTGTAATTCCAATATGTTCTGTCCAGGTACACCTGCTTAGTTCTCTTGTTTATGGCTACGATCCTGGAGCCGTAAGACTGGAAAACCCTGTAGTCCTTTGAGTAGATTATGTACTGGTTGGCTATGGGTCGTCCAGACCGAGGGCTGACCAATTGCTCAACCACTGGAATGTTGTTAGCGTGAATCTCTTGGGTAGTCATAGCTTCTGCTCCTCTTGTTTGATTGTTTAGACTGTGTCCACTATTGAACACTATCGCAGCCACCAGGTGTCCTGATGGCTACTGTAGTGGTCAATAATATCTAAGGAACATCGCCGGGTAAAGGGCTTCAGTTTCCCGGACTAGTTCTTGGAAAATATCATGTAGTTTGAGGAGATCTGCTTCCACAAGGTCTTTGTACTCGCCTAGAGTTTGACCTTCCTTGAGGCCCCGCGGCCGCCTCTCTACCTCAACAGTTAACTGGAAGCCAGCAGAGTACCTTTCAATCTTCGGGAAGGTACCTTCTTTGAGTTTTAAGGTATTTGATGCGTTGATAGCATCCACTATAGTTTTGGTCTGATTCACCACCATCCCGGCTAGTTCCTCGTTGGGACAAAAAGACGGTACTTCAATAAGTACTTGACTAAACCTATCGTATAACTTGAATTCTGCGTGAATCATACGTTTCCTCCGTTTTATTGTTTTTGTGTTTCACTCGGCTCTGTGTCGCATCTAATAAGCGATGCTTGTTTGGTTGTTGTTGTTGTTGTGCCTTACAAGGTAGACAAAAGAAGCTCTGACAAGCAACTCGCCAGAGCGTTTTCCCTCTTATCTACCTTATGAGATACAGCATTGCGATAGTACCCTTGTGCTTGCCGGGCGGCAAAAAGCTCTGACAAGCAACTCGCCAGAGTGGCTAATAGCACTATCGCTTTTTCCGGACGCGACACTATCTTTGCCCTATCACCACTTTCTATCGGCAACCGCTGGCAATGCGATAAACTGCGCCCGGCCTTTCTCAACTTATTACCTCACGGACTCCACCGCATACCTTTTGTCACTTTTTCGAGTTACAAAAGTTGAGGTCCAATTTCAAAGAACGCTGTTTTCCACCGCGTTGGTGGCCGGCCTACGAAAGGCCATGTTTAAGTGTTGTCTAGAGCTTAATAGGTCTTTCTAACCTTGTCAAGCTCTTTTTTATACTCTCGCCGCTTTTTTGTCTCGCTTTGTTTTCGGCTGCCCGATTGCTGCCTTGGATTGTCTATAGCTTAATAGGTCTGCTTTAACCTGTCAAGCTCTTTTTTAACCTTTCGCCGCTTTTTTGTCTCGCTTGTTTTCAGAGTGCCCTATGCAGCTCTAAAGTGTTGTCTATAGCTTAATAGGTCTGCTTTAACCTGTCAAGCTCTTTTTTTTAACTTTTGTGTTTTATATAACACCCCCGAAACACCTGGCACCTTAACCAACCAAAACCGCCAGGACTCGAAAGAGTTTCTAACAGTTTCAACAGCTTAGCCGTAAATAATTCGATAGTGGACGACTGGATCATTGGTCTTACCGGTGGACCGCTGGACCGATGGTCTTACCAGTGGACAACTGTATCATTGGTCTTACCAGTGGACAATTGGACCGATGGTTTTACCAATAATTGGTCTTACCAAAATAGGGGTGGGGGTGAATTTTTGGGGTTTTTTGAGAATCCGATCGAGTACCGACGCCCCCCGTTCGCGCTGGGGCGGTCACTCACCGGGCTACCACAACTACCCCCAGACACCCTAAGAAGCTAACGCCCCTGCCCCTCGTCACCTAAAGCTGCACCCTGTACTACGGGATATAGGGGAATACAAGAGCATCGCTGGACGCGACACAGATGCGACACCGAGCGTCGCTCAGGGTAAGATAATCTAGCCTACGGTTTTTGTCGAGCAAAGGAATCGACAGGAAGCGATAGGCTACACTTGTATCCAAAAGGTAAAACTAAAGATGACAAACGACACTACTCCAACACGCCTCAGAAAGACAATCAAAGGTAACGAGTGGCTAATCCTCTCGCTCTACTTAGAAGGAAAGACCCCGACAGAGATCGCTGAGGAATTAAAAGCCAACCCAACCTCCGTAAGCAAATTCATTACCTATACGGTTAAGGCCCTCTTCCGCATGTACGAGACCTCTAAACTCATTGAGTCCCACAACAGAGACCTAGTACACGACAGGTACTCTTGGGTCCCCCTTCGATCCGTAGACTCCTCTATGAACAAGAACTTCATGGCTAAGCTGTCCGAGCCTGACGCCGCACTCTTGACCGAGGAGGAACGTACATTCTGTTATCTCCTAGTACACGAAGGGAACGAACTGAACGCTCTGAAAGAGTCCAGTCTCGACATAGGACTAAAGGGCGCTAGGTCTTCGGAGTATAAGAGGCTCGCCAGTCTCAGGTGTACATACCTCAAAGCAAAACCCAACTTGATTGCCTACATGAGGGAGCTACAGGTGAACTACGCTGGGTCAGTTCAGGTATCCAAAGAGACCCTTCAGACAGAGATTCTTATGACTCTCTCGCAGCTAAGGAACAACGATCCTGTCAAAAGTGCCCCAACGATTGCCAAGCTACTGAACGATCTTGGGCGTACCGAAGGCATCTTCATTGACAAGACAGAGATTGATAACAAGTTGTCCCTTGATGACTCGTTCGACCTCATGTTGAAGAGGCGAAAGGAGTTAGAGGCACAACATGCCATAGATCTATTACCTAACCCGGAGGGCACATATGCCGCCGAGGAATAGCCTTATGCCGCCTATTGACCCCTCACAAAAACTAGCGGATTTCCTTTATGAGTGGTCAGTAGACCCAATCAAAGGTGTTCGTGATCTCTTCGGTGTACACCCTACCAAGCAGCAGGAGCAGTTGATCAAAGAGGCATGGAACCCCTTCTGCCGTGTAGCGGTCTCCTCGTGTACAGGTGCGGGAAAGTTTCTTTGCAACTACGAGAGACTTCACACCCCTACAGGGCTTAAGGCCATAGGGGACTTCAAGGTAGGGGACGCTATCTGCAACTCTTACTCTGGAGTCTCTACGGTTACGGGTGTATACCCTCAAGGCTCTCAGCATATCTACAGGATACACTTCAACAACGGTACCCACGTTGACTCAGGTTTGGAACATCTATGGACAGTAGCGGACTATCATACCGGCTCGGAGTTCAAGACGCTCTCACTAGAGTCAATCCTTGATAGAGGTATCTGGTGCAGAGTAAGGAGCACAAAGAGAGCACCATCAACCAAAAGGCTGAGGTTTTATCTGCCTCAAGTCGCACCTGTGTACAAAAGGCCACAAGAGATCCCTGTTGACCCTTACACTCTAGGGGTGTGGTTAGGGGACGGTACTCGTTGTTCAGGGGACGTTACAAACATTGACTCTGAGGTGTGGGATAATATACCTTATCAAACCTCTGATAACGATAGGCAAACTAAGACTGTCCTGGGTTTAATCACTGACCTCAAGAGGATTGACGGCACCATCCACGAGTGTGGCTCTCGGGAGAAATATATACCTATTACCTACCTTGAAAATTCTATAGAAGTTCGTATGGAAGTTCTCAGGGGTCTTATGGATACAGACGGTACTATTGATAAGGAAGGACGTCTAACGTACTACACCACATCCGAGAGGTTAGCCGAAGATTTTATCTACCTCATCAGGTCTCTAGGGGGGACCACTAGAGGCAGTACGATTAAGAAGACCACTCACTCGGATTGTTACTGTATACACTTCCAGTTCAACCGGCCTGAGAGACTCTTCAAGATTGAGAGGAAGGAGGCTAGGAGATCTCATAAGACTAACAGCTCAAGGGTGTACATTAAGTCTGTCGAGTACATAGGTAAACACAAAGCAACGTGCATAGAGGTAGACTCCTTTGATCGTTTGTATCTTTGTGAAAACTTTATACCCACTCACAACACTACCGCCCTAGCGTGGCTCACATTCCTTTTCTTGTTAACTCAAGATGACTGTCGTGTCCTAGTAACATCCCCTTCGGCCCAACAACTTCAACGTGTTTACTACGCTGAGTTGCTCAAGTGGAAAGGTAAGATGCCTAGACACATCTCTCAGATGTTTGAGACCACTAGGGAACGAGTGCAGCTGACAATGAACACTCGTGTCCAGGTAGCCAACCTAGTGACTGCCTCCGCTAATAACAAAGAGTCTCTACAAGGTGGCCACTCAAAGAACTACGTCATCTTGGCTGATGAGGCTTCTGGTATTGATGACAGTACCTTCGACGTTCTCCAGCGTACCTTGAGCACAGGTACCGGTGGGCGTTTCGTTATGTGCTCTAACGCCACCCGAGCCTCTGGTCGCTTCTACGAAATCTTCCATCGAGAAAACATGACAATCTGGAAGACTATGTATTTCTCTGCCTACGACTGTCCTCACATTTCCGAAGACTGGATCAAAGAGGTTATTGAGCAGTACGGCGAGGATTCTGATCAGTATCGTATTGGTGTGCTTGGACAATTTCCAAGAGCTACAGATACTCAGTTCATATCTAGTTTGATCGTTGACAACGCGATGGCTAACCAATTGGACCCTTCTTACTACAGAGACTACCCTGTGGTTATAGGTGCTGACATTGCCCGATTTGGTGACGACGAGACAGTCTTCGTGGCTCGACAAGGACCTAAGTTACTTAACGTACTACGCATCAAGAACCAAGACACCCAAGAGGTAGCTGGTCGGCTTATGGAGTACCAGAACCAGTGGAGGGGAACAGCGGTATACATCGATGCCATCGGTATAGGTGCCGGTGTGTACGATAGATGTAAGGTACTAGGGATGCCTGTGTATCAGGTGATCTCCAGTAATCGCTCAGCGAAGCCTCTCGAATACTTCAACGTACGATC